GTGCAGGCGGAACGTCAAGTTGTAGTTGTTGTTGCCGTTGCGGTGTTAACTGTAGACATGGCTGTAAGTCCTTTGTTCAGGGTTCAGGATTAAGTAACTTCTGTGCTCAAGGCGGCATGGGAGGTTCAACAAACTTTGACACAGTGAGCGGTTGTTATAACTGTTATTTAGGTAATACACAATGTAACAAAGGTCAATACAACGCAGGCTGGATTAACTGTTATTGTAACAGTGCAACATTTGGCGGCGACATTGAATTTAGAGGAACTTCTGGGTCAATGTATAAAGGTGTTAGTTGCTGTTCACACATGTTTAGTGTTGCTGGTACGCCAACTGGACCATTTTCGTCAGTACACGGTGTAAGCGGTAAAGATGCATGTACAGGCAACTTAGCTTGCTGTTCAGCACACTCGGTATTTCCAGGAGGCGGTGGCCCAGGACATGTTACTGCATCAAGAAATGCTTGTTGGGGTAGCTGGGGCGCTGGCGGCTTAGTCAAGGTATCATATAGTTAAGGAGTAAATTATTATGCCAAAAATATTAACATATCCCATTCCTGATACATTATATGGTACGTCATCAGAATTGAATAAAACTAGTACCCAAGAATATATTGGACCTGAAAAGTTAATTTTATATCTTGATGACGAAACAGGAAGGATTATGGAGACATGGGCTCCAGAAGATGAACCACCAATTGAAGCACTTGCTGTTAACATTGAAAGAGTAGAATTTATTCCTGAAACAGACGAAGACTATATTAAAATTATGATTCTTCATTCTCATTGGGTTCCAAAAGAATACGAAGTAGCAATTGGACCTGAAGAAGATCCAAACACTATTGTTAGTGATCCGACTGACATTATAATGGTGTTTGACGAAATATCAATTGTAGAGGATTATACTGCACCACTTAAATTTTTAGAGTATGTTAAGGAACAATCAGACGATTTTATAAGAGAAAGAAGAAACGAGCTATTATCAGAAAGTGACGGAAAAATTTCAGAAGATATGCCAGCTGAACTGAAACAGAAGTGGCTTGATTACAGACAAAAATTACGTGACATTCCGGTAAACTATGCAATAGTTCCTAATCACCTAATTAGATTCCCCCATCCACCTGATCAAGTAGGAGATCCAGACTTTGATGATCCTGATGTTCATATTATTAGGATTGAAGATAGAACAGCAGAAGATCAAGCAGCACTTGATCAACTACCAGACGGTTGTAGCTAAACTTAATAGTTTAAAAAGGCTTGGCAACAAGCCTTTTTTTACGACTACAGTATCAGGCCATAATAAATATTGTAAACTTAGTATAAAAGGATACAATATTAATGAAAAAAGCCTTCTTTATTAACGGTGGCGCCGGTAGAGTATTATGCGCTATTCCAGCTCTAGAACATTACATAAAAAATGTTGACCCAACAGCAATGATTATTGTTGAAGGATGGCTTGAATTATGTTTGTTAAACAAAACAATTATGCATAATGTATATCCTCATGATCATCCAAATCTTTTTGAAAAATTACAAGACAGAGAAGTAATATCACCGGAGCCGTATAGACTTAATGCATACTTTACTCAAAGAGCAAATCTTGTGCAAGCATTTGACATGTTAATTAACTATGATACGCCGCCAGAAGAAGTTCCTCCTGTGAAAGAATACAATCTTTTTATCAGCAAGGTAGATCACCTAGCAGGACATAATCTCATTACAGAAGCAAAAGCACATACAAAGAAAGATAAAACAATAGTTATACAGCCATTTGGATCGGCTGCTAAACTTGAAGGTCAATATATTATTGATGAAAGTGGAAGGTCATTTGAAGTAGAAGACTTATTAAAAATAATAGAGATGTTAAACAAAGATTTTGCTGTTATTATGATGGGAGATATTAAAATTCCATTACAGAATTCTATAGGGATTATTGTTCCAGAACAAATTAGTTTGTTGCAATGGGCATCTATTATTAACTCATCAGACTATTTTTTAGGATGTGATTCAGTAGGACAACATCTTGCATATGCACTAGGAAAACCTAGTACAGTTGTTATTGGAAGTACATATCCAGAAAATACTTCATATCCTAATAATAAACATATGAAAATTATTGATAACGGAAAAGGCAAAAAAATGTACTCGCCTATTAGAATGTCTTATGATATTAGAATTGAAAAAAATAATGAATACTTAATGAAACTTGACGATAAAACTATTAATCAGATTGTTAAAGATATTAAAAGTTCAGTTGGAGTTAAATCTGTATGAATAAAACAGGATACATAGCAGGAATTGCTAGAGGACACAATGCAGGTGTTTGTTTATTAAAAGATGGTGAGATTGTATTTTCAATTGAAGAAGAAAGATTAACAAGACAAAAATATGACGGTACTCCGTTTGCTAGTATTATTAAAATATTAGAGTATACTGACAAAATTGATTATCTAGTTATTTCACATACACACGCTGACGAAAATCTTACAGATTATACTGCTGAAGATCCGTATACTTCTTTAGCACGTAAACTTAAATTAATTGATCCAAATCAAGGTAGGAACCATCCTCAAGTTGTTGAGTACTGGGATCAACATCACAGAAATCATGCTGCTTGTTCCTTTTATAGATCAGGATTTGATGAAGCAAACGTTGTTATTGTTGACGGCGCTGGTACTTTTGCTAAACGACACGATCAACAAACAATGTGGGAAGTAGAAAGTATATACTATGCATCTTATCCTGATAACTTTGCTGAGTTATATAAACACTTTGGAGGCAATGGTCCTTGGGCAACTGAATATTTAAATGACGGAAATATGGAAATAATAGTTGACGACAAAGCAGGTATTGTCAAAGCATATGAAGCAGTAACTCAATATTGCGGTTGGCATAGTATTGAAGCTGGAAAGACTATGGGATTGTTTCCATACGGGCAACCTAATAAAGCACCAAAAATATTTGATAATGTTAGTGCTAATAGAGATATTATACTACCAACATATCCAAACGGTGCTATAGTAAATGAAGCATTGTATCCAGAGTTACACGATAGAAAATATAATCCTCACGAATTATGGATGGGAGTATCTGAAGAAGATAAAGATGAAATAGCACGAATTGAAGAATTACTAGCAAGCGAAGATTTAACATTGTTAGAGTCTCGCAGAAATATGGCATATAATGTACAAACTGAAACTCAACAAAAAGTACTTGATTTAATATTAAAAGCAATTGAAAAAACTGGAAATAAAAATGTAGTTGTAAGTGGAGGTTACGGATTAAACTGTGTTGCTAACTATTTCTATTTAAAACATTTACCAGAAGGTACAAATTTATATGTTGAACCTGTTTCTACAGATGCAGGTACAGCAATAGGTGCAGCATTTTATCATTACTATAAAACTACTAAAGATAATAGAGTTAGAGAAAAAAATGAAAACTTATTTTTAGGTCCTATTCAAAATATTACTGAGGAAGAAATTACAAACTGTGCTAATAAGTACGGCGGTGTTGTTGAAAATAACATTAGCTATAAAGATGTTATTAACATTATTAGAGAAAAAAATATTGTAGCATTATTTCAAGAAAGATGCGAAAACGGTCCTAGAGCATTAGGTAACAGAAGTTTAATGTTTGACCCAACATTCCCAGACGGAAAAGATTTTGTTAATTTAATTAAGAAAAGAGAATATTTTAGACCATTTGCAGCATCAGTATTACAAGATGATGTTCATGAATGGTTTGATTTGCGCGGTATGAAAGAATCACCTAGTATGATGTATGCAGTAAATTGTCAGCCAGGTGTTGAAGAAAAGATACCTGCTGTAATACACGTTGACGGAACTTGCAGAATACAAACTGTTACTAAAGAACAAAACGAACATTGGTATAATTTAATTAATGAGTTTAAATCACAAACAGGAATACCTGCATTATTTAATACTAGTTTTAACTTAGGTGGAGAGCCGTTAGTTGAAACTATTGATGATGCTATGCGTACATTATATAATTCAGGAATTAACTATTTGTATTTCCCTAAAACTCAAATGATAGTAAGGATAGACCACAATGATAGAGCCTAATCTTGAAGTTCCAGTAGAAGGTCAAATAATAAGTTTATTTCCTACTCCGTTGTATACACATCAAATAGAAGGCGGTGAATACGAAGGTATGCAACAAGATCTTCAAACGGTAGTTGATAAACTATACGAAGAAAATAAATGGGGACAAAATACTGATTGGAATTCAAATACGCATCAATTATCAAATAGAGGTAATTTTAGAGAATGTATAATAACATCAGAAAAATTAAAAAATGTTAAACAATCTATTCTTCATCATTGTGGAAACTATATGGTACACATGAATGTTAAAGAAAACTATCGAGCAGCAATTAGTACATCTTGGTTAACCTTAACTAATCCGGGACAACATGCCCATTTACATGATCACGGAACTAATCATATAAGCGGAGTATATTGGTTTAAAACAAATGGTCAAGATGGTAATATAGTTTTTAGAAATGCTCTTAAAGCATTAAAATGTAACCCTATTGGATCTACATATGCACACGAAAATGAGTTTCTTCCTGAACAAGGAAGAATAGTTATGTGGCCTAGCTATCTAGATCACAGTGTTAAAGAAAATAGAACTAAGTTTGATCGTATTAGTTTGTCGTTTAATATAGTTTTAGAAACTGGTGCTACGATTTAGATTCTATCCAATTTGCAAAAGATAGTAAATCATCAAAAATAATAGTCTTTTTCTTTATCTTTTGATTTGCAAATTTGTTTAGTTCTTTTATTGTTTCTTCACCGTGTCCTGTGCGTACTAATACCGGTTTAGCACCAATTTTAAATGCTGCTTTAAGATCAGAAATTTTATCACCTACGAAATATCCGTTTTTAAATTTGATATATTTAACTTCATTTTCGCATCGTTTAAACATTCCAATATTAGGCTTTGCAAATATATCACTTCTTAAATTACTTTCGCTGTAGAATAGTGCATCTATACTTTTACAACCTGCTTCGCCTAATAGTTGAAACATATATTCGTGTACACGTTCTACATCGGCAGGAGTATATAGTCCTTTATTAATGCCTGCTTGATTTGTAATTATAACCATTTTGTGACCTAAATTTCGAAGTTTTGCCATTGCTTCTAAGCTACCAGCAATAGGAACAAAATCTTCAACCCTCCAAGTATATGTTCCTCGGTCAACGTTAATGACTCCGTCACGGTCTAACCCAATTACACATTTTGGTGCAATATTAGTTTCATTATAGAAGGTCTCAGTGTCTAATCTAGTATCTGTGTAACCTTCAGTCCATGCAATTCTAGTACTACTCATTTGGCGCTGACTGACTATCCCCTGGACCAATACGATAATTATCTTCAACACTATCTGGTGTACTTACTTCAGTAATGCTAGACTCGTCTCTTGTTGCTACTAATTGATGAGGTAGTAAAGGAGGATTATGCCAAACATCTCCTTCGTTTAATTCTTTTTCATATAGCATTGAATCCTTAGTATCAATATATCTAACTTTAAAACTTCCGCTGTTTACAAACCAACTTTCATCTTTTTCTTTATGAAAGTGCATACTTGTTTTATTACCTGCCTTATTAAAGAACATAATCTTTCCGCAGTATTGATCATTGGTTGCCCAAATTAATTCGTAACCCCAGCCTTTTTGTACTGCACCACTTAGACGTGTAGGTTCTGTTTTATTTTCCATTGATAAATTCCTCTAATTTTGTAAAATTAATATTTACTACATTACTTAATTTTTGTATGTCTGCACAAGTATATTCTTGATATTGACCTTTAAGTTCTTCTGGCATTGGTATAGTTTCAATTTTAGCGTTATATCTTTTAGCAACTAATTCTGCAACAGTTTGAAAACTTGTTGCAATACCTGTTCCAATATTAAAAATACCTGTTTCTTTAGTGCCTAATAGATAACGATGTATATTACAACAATCGCCAACATATATAAAATCACGTTTGTAATTATCACTATTTTCAAATAACTTGATAACTTTGTTTTCTTTAGCCTGTTTAAAAAACTTTGTCACAGGACTTGCTTGGTCGCCTTTGTGATCTTCATGAGGGCCATATACATTAAAATAACGAAATCCTTGTACAATTACTTTGTGTTGTTGTTGCATTACCCATCTGTCAAATAGATATTTGCTTGTAGCATAATAACTCTGTGGTTGTTTAGGAGCATCTTCTGTAAAGTCTGTATTACATCCATATACACTAGCACTTGATGCATATTGAAAATTTACACCCTTAGTATTGCATTCATTAAACAACCATTTGGAAAACTCATAGTTTTGAAGCATTACTTTATCTATATCACGTTCTGTAGTTGCACTAATTGCACCAAGATGAATTACCCAATCAAAACCTTCTACTTCAGGCAAAAACTCTGTATCCCATTCATATCCAAATAATTCGTGATCTTTATCTAAGAATGATTTTAAATTTTTACCAATAAACCCTTCAAACCCTGTAATTAAAATTTTCATTTTGTTAACTCTGTAAATTCTTTATTTTCTGGATGTGGTATAAAATTAATATTTGCTACAATCCTTGAAAGTGCATCAGTATGTGTACTACCTGAATGTTCTTGTTTAGCTGGAAACACTAAAAGTCTATTAAACTTACTTTCAATCTTAGTACCATCTTTAAATTCAGTCCATCCATTGTTATCGTTAAAATAATATACAGCAGTTAATGCACAATCATGAGGAGGATCTAAATCTATATGAAATCCGTGTGTGGTTAAAATATCTGCTCTTGGAGTTAAATTAACTTTTAATCTTAATAATGTATAAGTGTGACATCTATTAATTAAAGGAATAATTGCTTCACCTATTTCAGGGCTAGTAGTCCAATTTAAATTTTTATAAATTGTGTGAAAAAATTGTAATTGGTAAAGACTTGTGCCTTCTGTTTGAAATTTTTGAGGAACAGGTTGACCTGTCTTCCAAAATATCTCCTCAGATTCAAATAAGTTTTTTAAATTTATAGCATCGTTGTGTTCTAATGCATCGTCAATTACTAAGTACTTCATTTGCTTTTCTCTATAATATTAGTTGTGCTATAACCTTCTACTGTAGGTATAATATGCACAGGTGCTAAATCGTGTCCTACAATTTCTTCTACAGTATAGTCACCGCCTTTAACAATTAAGTCTGGCTTTATTTCTTTAATCAAATCATATGGAGTGTCTTCATGAAAAACAACAACTTCGTCTACATACGGAATAAGTTCTAGCTGTTCGCGTCTTGTTTCAAGATCGTTAAATGGCCTAGTTTCGCCTTTTAAACGTTTTACACTACCATCGCTATTAAGTCCTACAACAAGTTTATCGCCTAAACTACGTGCTTCTTTTAGCAGTGTAAGATGCCCTTTGTGTAATATATCAAAACAGCCGTTAGTAAAAACTACACGCTTCTTTAGATCTTTTTCGTTAAGAATGTATGTGCCTACATGTTTAACACTTTCAGTTGATCCTTGTACAGCAAGTTTAATTGCACTTTCGTAATCGTATCCTTTTGTAAGCGCATAAACAAATGCTGCTAAAAAACAATCACCGGCTCCAGTAACATCGTTAACTTCAACTTGTTCTACATCAACGGTATAATATGTTTTATCTATTTCTGCAATAGTAGGTTGACTTGCAGCAGTAATAATTATGTTACCTGTCCAACTTGTAAATCCTAAATCTTCAAATTCTTTTTTGTTAGGTTTAACTAACCAAGCACCGTCATAATAACTAACATGACGTTTAGGATCTACAATAACTTTACAATCATATTGATTAATGTGTTCTATAATATTGTTTGAGTATTCTAATACACCTTTATTATAATCACTTAATATAACATAATCGTATGTACTAAAATCTTTTGCACAAATTATTTCAAGTACACCTTGGCCATTAGTAAAATGATCTTGGTCTATACGTGTAACATAATGTCCGTCACATAATACACGAGTCTTAATACATTTTGGATATGACAAATCTAATAATTCTACATCAACGCCTAAACTTAATAAATTTTGATATACTAGTGCAGCGCCGCCTAATTGTTCCCATACTTCTTGTTGATTAACAACAGGCACAGGTGCTTCAGGACTCAATCTAGTTGAAGTTCCTGTAATGTATTTGTCAATGATTATATCGCCAATAACTAAGACTTTCATACTACAATTATACATTAAAACAGAGTGTTAGTCAAGTAAATTTATTACTTCAAATACTGTTTCTAATTTTTTAAGATTAACTTTTTTGTTTAATGTATTTTGTAGTCCATAGTGTAAAGGTTTTGGCCACATGCCAAAGCTACACCAAGAATACCCATCATGTTCACTGTTTAGTGTAGGAAGAAATTCTGTGTTTACTAAACACAGGTATGTATGAAAATGAAATTTAGAGTCATTTGATACAAAGGTTTCGAGTGGAATAGTTTTTTTAATTTCTACTTCACCAATTTCCTCAGTAATTTCTCGTCTTAACCCTTCCCAAGGAGTTTCAGCGCCTTCATTTGTGCCGCCAACAAGACCCCATACGTTATTACTACGTTTTCCGTTAGATCTATGTAAAAATAAAAATCTTTGCGTATCTAGACTATAAAATAAAGCGCCGCTACAAACTATATCACTCATACTAATAATTATGTTAGTATGCAAGTCTCCAGGTGCCATCTGGATATTCTCCTTCAAACGAAAGAATCCATTCTGACCCAGTCCATTTATATTGTTTATTAGTGGTGAAATTTGTAACAAATGTTTCTGTAGAAGTATTGATAGCTTTAAATATAACATTCCATTTACTACCATCCCATTCAACAATATCATTTACACTAGCTGCAAAGTCTGTGCCATCTGCATTTTTCCAAGCATCAGGACCATCTACATCTAGATATAATTCATAATAGACTTTGTCACCTTCGTTTAAGAATTCACTAAATTTTATTTGATATGTTTCGTCCGATGAATCAACTGTAAAATGTGTAGCATTTACTTGAGTACCATTAACAAAAACTTTTGAATTTACAACTTCATTAAATGGATATTTTGTATCATATAAGATAGTTCTATCAGACACAGTAAATTCTCCAGTGTGTATATGTCCAACATTTCCAAGTAGTAATATTCTAGGATTTGTATTAGGAAGTAATTTAGGATTTCCTTTAACAGGATCAATGATTGCATCAATTCCAGTTGTTCCGTTAATTACAGTATCATCTGGTAATGTATCATTGTCAATATTAACACTTAATACAGTTTGATCTAAAGGATTAATAGATACTGTACCTACAATTTCGTAACCATTAGAACGTTGTAACCTTAGTTCTGTAATATCAGGTTGGAATAATTGTGGTATAGATTTAATGTATCCTGTCCATGTTTCTGCGCCAACTACACCTTTTCCAAGTAACTGTGCGTAATAGCCGCCAGCACCATCATTCATAAAAATAAGATCGTAGTTATTATGGCTAGTAGCAACTAGAGTAGTTTCGCTAGTCATTGCTTCTCTTTTTCCATAAAGTTTATCTGGAACTTCTGCTTTGTTTTCATTAAGTACAGATTGTTTAACTAGACTTTGTGCATAAGCAGTATCGTCAATATTAACTTCTAATCCATTTTCACTAAACATTGCAGTAATAATATTTTGTATAACACCCAATTTTTTAACCTTAACTGGAGGACTAATAAAGATTGGTGTGTTAAATGTAAGTGTTGCAATATCAATTTCACTGTCAACACCAACAGGAATACTTCTAGAACTCCAATTAATATTATCTAAGTTTACTACACTCAAACTAGTCCAGTCAATATAATTGTCAGTAGTTTGTATTTCTAAACTTGGATTAAACAACATTAATATTTGTTCTATTATTTGTAATTTTTGATCTGTATTTGTTGCCCAAAGATCAAGATTAACAGTAAGTTTATACGGAGTAGGCATTAATCTTTCAATAGTGTAGTTTTTACCTTCTTTTTTGAGATATTCTACACCGTTAGCATCTACTGCACGTTCTCTAATGTTTAATTTGTTTACATAACTACTATCTGCTAATCTAGAAGTATCCATTTCTAAGCCAGTTACATAAACTGCCATTCTTGGAGCACTTGGTACTTTATTTTCGCTGTTATCACGAATAATGTTTGCAACTTGACGGGTTAAATCTCCGTAACTAATTGGAATCTTAACTACATTATTGTTTCCGTCTTTGTACCCAAATTCACTAAACATTCGAATTATTTGTGTAAGGTACCTTCTTATTTGTTGATCATAAAAATGTTGCATTAGTTATCTGCCTTTGGTCTAAGTGCTTGTGAAAGGCTTTGTTTTTCGTTAAACGTTTCACCTGCAACAGTAGTAGTTGCATCGTCGTTATTAATAAATGATCCTTTTTGGTTATTAGTAGTATCAGAACCGTATAGATCTGCACGTTGTACATCTTGTACTTTATTCCATCTTTGATTCTTATATTTAAATAATCTATTAGGCATAAAATCAGTTCTTAAGAAATAATCATCATCTTCTGTATTT